GTGATTTATTTAAAAATCTACGACTAATGAATATTGGACAAGCATAATGGCAAAAGAACAAGAACAATCTAGATCATGTAAAATAAAAAAATGTGTCATCTATTCTGCAGATGGCGAGAAGAACCGTGATATTAAATCTTTGGTTGGTGTATTTAATTACAATGAAAGTATTATGTCACCATTTATTGCTGGCAGCATAGTTATTGCGGATAGTGGTGGTTTGTATAATAGTTTACCTATTCAAGGATTTGAAAAAGTTGTAATAGAAATTCAAGATGCTCTGCAAAAAGGACCAACAACATATACATTATATGTTTGGAAAGTTTCTAACAGAATAGTTCAAGACAAGAAACAAGTATATACTCTGGGTCTCATATCATTAGAAGCATTAATAAATGAAACTATTAAAGTTCAAACTCCCTTAACAGGAAAAGCAGAAGCAATTATTAATAAACTATTGACTTCGGAACTAAAAACTAATAAGAAATTTTATTCCCAGAACTCACAATTTGAGTTTAAGATGCTACCAAATAGAAGAAGACCATTTGATATTGCACTTTCTTTTAGATCAAGAACTGTTCCTGGGGAAGAAAAAAAATCTAATTCTAGTAACCAAAGTTCAAAATCTGTAAGCGCATCATCGTTAAAAGGAACAGCTGGATATTTTTTCTGGGAAAGTAAAAGAGGATATAACTTTTTCTCGGTTGATGCCTTGTGTGCTGAAGTAGGAGAAAAGGCAGCTGCAGGAAACATACTGCCACCATGGGGACCTTATGTAGACTTTCCAGCTAATACAGATGTATCTGATCCAATATTTACACTATTGAGTACTGAGTTTACATCAGAGTTAGACTTGTTTACTAACTTAAGAGAAGGAAAATACTCAAGTCTTATGGTATTTTTTAATCCAAGTACTGGACAATATGAAGAATATCCATATAATATGAGTGAAACATATAAATCTAGGGAGAGTCTTGGTAGTCAGGTAACTGCAAGTCATACGGAAAAAGAGTTAGGCAAATATCCAACTCGTATCATGTCTGTAATATTAGATCATGAAACATGGCAAAATAATTTAGAACCAGGGACACCATACGAAGCATCTAAGAATCCATCAAAATATGCTGATTGGCAGAAACATTTTATGGCACAATCGGTTACAAGATTTTCTACACTTAATAATCAAAAAAGTGTTGTTGTTATACCTGGCAACGCACAAATTTGTGCGGGGGATAAAATTGATATTAGATTGAGAAATAAAGTATCAGACGAAGAAAGCAAAAAGAAACCATATGATGAAGAAACTAGTGGTGTTTATTTAATTGAAGAAGTCACACATGAATATAGTCAGATGAAAAAAGATGGTGTAGGAAAGTTTACAACTACTCTACGTTTAATTAGAGACAGCTATGGTATGAAGAACAAACCATCTGCACATGGCACTAAATAATGTAACAGGAGGAAACTTTAATGGAAACTATTGACGACCACATTCAAAAGGATAAAAATATTCTTGATGATCCACAAATATCCCCACAAGCTCGTAGACATACAGAAGAGGAACTCTCTGCTTTAGAAACATATAAGCAGCGTCATCCAGAAGACGACCATGATCCAACGTCGCTTGAACTATTTTGTGATAGCAATCCAAGTGCTGTAGAATGCAAAATTTATGATGATTGAGTGATATGGATCAAATCTTATCTCAACTTTTACCTGCATACAGAATAGGATCTGATGGATTCCAATGGTGGATCGGTCAGATTGAAGATACTTCACAATTTAAGGAAAAAGTAAAGGGATCTTTCAGATATAAAGTTCGTATTGTTGGTGTACATGTAAAGTCTTGCGAAATTAACGACGTAAAAGATTTACCATGGGCACAAGTAATGATGCCTGTGACTAGTCCTATGGGACCTACTACAGGATCCGATCCACAATTAACACCAGGGCAATGGGTAATTGGTTTTTACTTAGATTATGATAAACAAAAACCAATTATCATGGGTCAGTTGCCACAACAACCTGGCGCTACTCAATCAATTGCTAAGTATAAACCAGGAGAATGTAACGCATTCTCCAATTATGCAGATCCATTAATTAATCCAGCGATACATGGTGGCACAGAAAACGGAACTGTTGGCAGAACCGAAAATGGAGGTCAAGGTGAAGGCAATGGAGGAGATTTAAAAAAAGAAAGTCCACCCCCAGGAGAAAGTCCACCCCAGAATCCACCAAACCCGCAACCAACTGATAGACAAATACAAGCTGCAAAAGAAGTAGATTTTTGCACAACTCCGCCAGATACATGCGAAAAAAGAGCAACAACATTTGGTGAGAAATTAGAGAATGTTGTTGCTGAAATGCTTCTTGCTATTCAAAGTAATGGTGGTAACTTGGGTGATTACTTAGTTAATAGAGCAACTGGTGAAATATATGGTATACTTGATGAGGGCAGAATCTATATTAATAGAGCTTTAGTATTATTGAATGATTTTATTGCTAATGCTAAAGGATGGGTAATTGATAAACTGGAAGCTGGTGTAAAGGATTTGATTAATAATACACTAGGATTGAATAAAGAAGGTAGTGTATTAAATGAAGTTACTAAATGGTTTAATGGTTATCTAATTGAAGTTGGATGTTCCATGGAAGATCTCGGCAAAAGACTTGCTGATTGGTTGACTAATTTATTGATGGGATATATTACTCAAGTCTATAGAATGATTGCTTGTCAAGTAGATAAATTAGTTCAAGGAATTCTAAATGAAATAACTAAAGCACTTGATGAATTACTAGGAGCAATATTAGGACCTTTACAAGAAATTTTAGGAGCAATTGCTGAACCACTCAATATTATTGGAGATGTATTGAATAAGGCGATGACAATTCTTGGTATAACATGTACTGGACCAAATCTTATTTGTGAAAATTTTAATAAAATTTGCACTAATGGATCAACAGATAAAAATAAAGATCAAGATAAAGAAGATAAGAAAAAGAAAAATTTCCTTGACGACTTATTAGATAGTCTAGAAAAAGGGAATGATAAGCTATTCCCAGTAACTAATCCAGATTATACTATCTACACTTGTGATGAAGCATATGAAGGAAATTCTCTGAGTACTACTAGTATTGGATTTACTGGTGGTGTATTCGCTCCACCAGGCGGTGGTGACTCCACATCCAAAGAAAAAATTGTATATTCAATAAATGATATCATGGTGACAGAGGGAGAAATCGCTTCCTTTACTATAACAAGATCAGGAACAATATCTACTCCCTCATCTATTCTATATCAAACTGCAGATGGAACGGCAAATGATTCTGACTATCTGGAAAGTAATGGTATCATAGGATTTTCTGCTAACGAAATCCAAAAAACTATTTCAGTACAAACTTTCTTTGATACACAAAAAGAATCAGAAGAAGATTTCTTTGTCATTTTAGAAAACAATACTCCAATTAAAGGAACAGGAATCGTATTTGCAAAAAAGAAAGGCAGATGTATAATTAAGAAAAAACAATCAACTCCAGATAATATAGAAGAGGATAAACCCAAACCATTTGTTCCAGAAAAATTTGATCCAGATAAAATTTTAGATCAAATTTTTGATGATGATAACAATAATGAAAATAATCCTGGAGATAAAATAAATCCAATTACAAACAAACCAATAGAAAGTTACATAGTTACTTCTGATAAATCTGTTGTAAAAGAAGGAGATTTTGTAATTTATACAATTGAAACAAGTAATGTTACATCAGGCACTATTGTTTTTTATACCTTAACTGGAAGTGGAATCACTCAATCCGATATTGTTGGCGGGGCATTAACTGGATTTACATTTATAGAAGATGGTATTGCTCAAGTGACAATAGGAATTGAAGATGATACAACTATAGAACTTGAAGAAACTATGAGATTCTCTGTTGATGGTAAAGGAGCATATGTTGATGTGACAATTATAACTGATAAAACTGTTGGTGATCTTGATGATGGTATTGGTTCTGATACAATTGATACTGTTTACACTTCTCCAGAGGAACCAATAGTAGATCCTACAAAAATTATTACTGATGATAATGGTGGAATTATTAGTATTCCTATTAATAAACCTGGATCTCCATATGTAGAACCACCATTTGTCTTTATTAATGGCACTGGAAAAGGTGCATCAGCTGTTGCACTATTAGACGACAGAGGATTTGTGACTGAGGTAAGAGTAACAAGATCTGGAGTTGGTTATAAAAAAAATCTTCCTTCTAGTAGCGGAGTAAGATGCATTATGGATTCGATGACTTTAATTAGACCTGGAATTGGTTATAAATCAGCGCCGTTGATTTATATTAATGGTAGGACTGATGTTGCAGAGGCTATCATTAATGAAAAGGGTTTTGTAATTGGTGCAAGAATTTTAGATAGAACCACTACCTTTGATGGTTATCCAGAAGTATTTGTAATTGGTGGTGAAGGATTTGGTGCAAAATTAATTCCATCATTTGTATGTCTAGATACAGATGAACTTACTCGTATTGGATCTACTAAGATCGGTACTGGTCGTTATGTTGATTGTCCATAGGAGGTATAGATTATGAACCTAAACTATCCAGCTAAACCAGAAACTTATCAAGCCCTTAAAGAAGGATTACCATCATCAACAACACCAAACGAAGTTCAAAAACAGAAAGCAGGCATAAAAGTTAAAACTTTATTAAAAGGTGATGATTGTGAACTTCATGTTCGTTCTTATCCTGGTGCTAGTGGTAGATTTGAACCAGATGCACTTGTAGTGATGGGTCCAACTGATAGTGATATACAATTACTTGCTAATGGAAGTATCGCTTTACTGACTGGTAAAAAAACTAAAGAAAGAGGAGGTGGCAGCGGGCAATTAAATATTAAAGCTAATGGTGGACTTCAAGAATATAACTTTCCAACTACTATTACATATAATAGTGCTGGATCAACGGAACCTTCATATGCTATTGGCATCAAATCATATGGCAATTATGAAGAAGAAACATTAGGAGAAAGAAAAATTGTTGCAACAAAATTATATATTTCAGCTGAAGACATTTATATCGTTGCAGGAAGTCACATTCATATTCAGGCAGGAAAACAAGTAGCTAGTGGATCTATTAAATTAACTGCTGGTAGATTTGAACAAAATTTTGTTAACGAAGATAAGATTTTGTTCGGTCAAAAAACACAGACTGGGGCTGGAGAAGATACTTCAATTGCTTTTGATCCACGAGCAACAACCACATTAACTAGTGCAGGAACTTTACAACATAGAATTACTGGTGACTATAAAATTGTCGTTGCTGGCGTCATGGCAACAAGTATCGCTGGAGCATCTCCAACTGGTTTAACAGGTGTTCCATTAATTACTGATAGGACACATGGATATTCATTAGATGTATTAATCGGAAAGACAAGAATTTTAAGTCGTGTTGGTTCAATTGATATATCATCACTTGGTCTTGGAAAAGATGATAAATTTGATCCAAAATCTTTACTCGATTTACCAGTTGGATCGGTAAATATATCTGGTCTCAAAGTTG